ATGGAAAATTACGAGGACGCTGGCACCATATACAAGAAAGGCACACCAATTCATGTAAAAGGTGCGTTATTATACAACAATCTTCTAAAGAAACATAATCTGACAAAGAGATATCCGAAAATTCAAGAAGGTGAAAAGTTGCGTTTCACATATCTTAAACTTCCAAATGTTATAAATGATACTGTAATATCTTATCCTGGTAGACTACCAAAAGAATTTGATCTACATAGATTTGTGAATTATGATTTGCAATTTGATAAGGCTTTTATTGAGCCACTTAAAGCTATTCTTGATTGTGTTGGTTGGAAGGCATATCAGGAATCTGACTTGACTTCTTTCTTCTCTTAATATAAAATACAATATATTTGAAGGAGTTTTTCATGAGTAATATTTTTTCGGCTCTAATCAAAGAGGCTGGTAATGAATATGCTAGTCTTGTTGAAGACGGCATTGAGGCCGGCGATGTGACTGGTTATATTGGTACAGGTTCATATGCACTAAATGCATTGCTTTCTGGTTCAATTTATGGTGGTCTTCCAGCAAACAAGATCACAGCACTTGCAGGTGAGCCAGCAACAGGTAAGACATATTACACGCTAAATGTGGTTAAACAATTTCTAATTGACAACCCGAATGGCGGTGTGATGTATTTTGAATCCGAATCTGCACTAACAAAACAGATGTTTGTTGATCGTGGAATTGATGTTCGTCGTGTGCATATTATTCCCGTAACTACAATTCAAGAGTTTCGTACACAGACTGTAAAGATTCTGGACAAGTATACAGAGACTCCTGCAAATGATCGTCCGCCAATGTTAATGGTTCTTGACTCTCTTGGTAATCTCTCAACCGAGAAAGAAATTACCGATATAACCGATGGCAAAGACACGCGAGACATGACTCGCTCGCAATTGATTCGTGGTGCATTTCGCGTCATCACCTTGAAGCTTGGTAAGGCAAAAGTATCGATGATCATCACGAATCACACATATGATGTTATTGGATCATATGTTCCTACAAAGAGGATGGGTGGCGGCTCAGGTCTTGAATATGCTGCTTCAACCATTATCTTTCTTTCAAAAAAGAAGGAAAAGCAAGACAACGAAGTTGTTGGCAACATCGTCAAGTGCAAGCTTCAAAAGAGTCGTTTGACGATTGCCGACAAAGTAGTTGAAACGCTTCTTCGTTATGATTCTGGTGTTGACAAGTATTATGGTCTTCTTGATCTAGCTATCAAGTTCAATATCATCAAGAAGATTTCAACTCGTCTTGAACTACCAGATGGTACCAAGGTATTTGAAAAGAATATTCTAGAGAATCCAGAAAAGTATTTCACGCAAGAAATACTTGATCAGATCAACGAAAACTGTGCAAATGAATTTCTATATGGAAAGACGGAGGTAGCAACCGATGATAGTGAAGAGTGTTAAAGATCTCTTCAAAAAATCCATGATGATGGATAAAGACTTTGATCTTGATTCGGATTTTAAGAATGAAGACAAAAGCAAGATGGCTGCCATCAAGATATTGACTGGTAGATACAAGGGAATAACATTTTGCTTTGGTGGCATTAGGGTTGAAGATAGGGAAAACTCTGATGGAACATATACATTACACTTTGATTATGATATACTAAAACCAGGTAAACACAATCCTAAAAAGCTGGAAGGTAGCCAAGCATTTACGGATACGCTAGGAGCCATTCTAAATTCTATCATCATAGCCGGGATAGAGAGAGAAAGGGAAACGCACGATGAAGAGACTGGAAACAACTATACTGAAGAATTTGATACAAAACGAAGAGTACGCGAGAAAGGTTCTTCCGTTTCTGAATGATGAATATTTTACCGAGAGGTCGGAAAAACTTGTATTTCAAAATATCAAAGATTTTATTCTGAAATATAATGCTCTTCCAACTCTTGAGGCTCTTCATATTAACATCAATAACTTATCTGGTGTAAAAGACGAGGAAATAAAAACTGCATATGGTATTTTAGAATCAGTTGAGCAAATAAAAGAAGAGAGAAGCGAACAGCAGTGGCTAATTGACAAGACAGAAAAATTTTGTCAAGAAAAAGCTATCTACAATGCTGTTCTTGAGTCTATTGGTATTCTTGACGCAAATTCAAAATCTATAAAAGATAAAGGTGCAATTCCAAAAATTCTTTCCGACGCATTAGCAGTTAGCTTTGATAGTCACGTTGGTCATGATTATTTGGATGACTCGGACGCACGATTTGATTTCTATCATCGTACAGAGAAGAAAATTCCTTTTGATCTTGACTTTATGAACAAGATTACAAAGGGCGGATTGCCATCAAAGACATTAAATGTGTTTTTGGCAGGTACCGGTGTTGGTAAATCATTGTTTATGTGTCATGTTGCGTCTGCTTGCCTTGTTCAGGGTTACAATGTTCTCTATATCACAATGGAAATGGCGGAAGAAAAAATTGCAGAACGTATTGACGCAAATCTACTTAATGTTACTTTGGATGATCTTTCAAATCTTCCAAAAGATATTTACGATAAGAAAGTTGAAAGAGTAAGAAAGACAACAACAGGTAAGCTTATCATCAAAGAATATCCAACTGCTTTAGCTTCAACAACACACTTTCGCACATTGCTAAATGAATTGCTCTTGAAAAAGAGTTTTCGTCCAGATATAATCTTTATTGATTATCTCAATATTTGTTGCTCGGCCAGAGTTAAACCTGGGTCAAATATTAATTCATATACTTACATCAAAGCCATTGCCGAAGAGATTCGTGGTCTTGCAGTTGAATTCAAGTTACCAATTGTATCAGCCACACAAACAACAAGATCTGGTTTTTCAAGCACAGACATTGAATTGACAGACACATCAGAGTCGTTTGGTCTACCTGCAACAGCAGACTTCATGGCAGCTTTGATATCTACAGAAGAATTGGAGGCATTAAATCAAATTATGATTAAGCAATTAAAGAATAGATATAATGATCCAACAAGCAACAAAAGATTTGTTTTGGGTATTGATCGTGCAAAGATGCGTCTATATGATGTAGAGCAATCAGCACAAGATGATATTCTGGATTCTGGGCAACAGAAAGGGATAGATGACAAATTTGTAGATAGAGTGGTGAAGTCTTCATTTAATCAAAATAAATTTAAAAACTCTGGATTAAAGGTGTAATATGATTGAAAATTATCACTATCATCTTGTACAGCAAGATGATGATACATTTACTTGGAATGTTGTTGAATCACAGACTGATCAAATAATTTATGAGTTTATATTTGAAGATGATGCAATTGCCATGGTTATGCATTTAATGAGTGGTGGCGGCTTTGATGGATTTACTCCAAAATTTTTTCTAAATCCGTGATATGTTCATATTCAATACTCTAATGCTTCTTCTCAATGGCATTGATATACCTCAAGGTAGAATCAAAGCTATTGACATCAAGAAAAGAGTTGCGAGTTTATTTGCCGGTTGGCGGATTACAAATGTAAAGTTCAACATTGAAAGAACGAATAGTCTGGAAAATGAAGACTATACAATAGCAGGATTCTATCTTGAGGAACTTCAAAAGATAGAAATTGTTCTAATAATACCGAAGAAAGCAAAGGGATATTTGAACATAGATAATCCCAATCTATTTCGCTTTCATTTGGCACAAACAATTCAGCACGAATTCATTCATCATCAGCAATTTATCAAGAGAGATGAATTACAAACGGATTCCTTTTCATTATGCATGAGAGGAAATAGAGAACAAAAATATCTTGGTGAAAGAGATGAGATAGATGCATATTCGTATGATATCGCGATTGAGGTAAATACACATGGGTGGGATAAATCTCAAACTTTGAATATCTATCGCAAGCAATTTGAACCAGATCATCCTGTTATGAAGAGACTTTTAAAAAAAACATATCTAAATTTAGGGGTGCTAAATGGAAGAAAATATTGAAGAATTGATGCGAGAAACGATGGTAAAAGCTGAAAAGATGGTGATGGATGCAAAAACAAGAGACGAGTTTCTTGCTGTGAATGGTTCGTTGCTGGCCGTTGCTCAAAGAATGTATGTACAATTCATGGGAAATGAAGATACGGCCAAGATGTTTTACACTATTGCAGACAA